CAACTCAGCCCAGACGATACGAATCCAAAGATGGAGATTGCGGAATGTTACATTCGCTATGACGCGAACAATGACGGAATCCTTGAGGAAATCGTCCTCATGCTCGATGTCCACAACCGCAGGGCTTTGTATTATGATTATCTAGCCAATGTTACCCCAGACGGGAAAAGGCCGTTCACCGCAGTTCGCATCAACCCTGTTGACGGCAGGTGGTATGGATTGGGTGCAGTTGAGCAGTTCAAGACATCCCAAGACTTCGTTGATTTGACGATTAACAGACTGAATTTCGCTCAAGGAGCCTCTGGAAGAGTCACTTTCTGGCGTCCCGACGCTACTTTCGAAGGGTCAGCGAATCCCAATTTAATCCTAAATACAGGTGGTACTTACACGCTTCGGCCCGGCTTTTCCGCTCCTGACGCACTCACCTACGTCAATTTGCCAGAGACAAAGAACAATGACCTAAACTTCATGCTCAATTACTTCACCCAGATCGTGCAACTGGAGTCGGGTGTTGTGAACGGCGGAGATCAAGAGTTCTCTGGTTTGCCCAGCAGTAAGCTCGCGACTGGAATTCGTTCCATCGACCAAGCTGGAAGCGAGATGTTCAGCCAATACCTGCTATCGCTTGAGTCTCCCCTCACCCAGATCATCAACCGACTCATGACCATTCTTCTGGATAACTTGGATAAACAGGAAGCCTTTACCTACCTCGAAGGAGATGCGGCGAGTTTAATCAGCGTAACTCCAGACGATGTGCGTGGGATGGATCTAAACATCAAGCTCCTCCTGACCCGCTATCACGGCGAGCAACAGCTACAAAGCAACGCTCAAGCGGCCAATCTGGTTGCTCAATTCTACGGATTGCCTCCAGAGGTTCAGCAGAAAGTCGGACTCTTCTACCGCCAGAGCTTGAAGGCTCTAGGAATCATGGAAGCCGACTCGATTATCCAAGCTTTTGAGCCACCTCCCGCAGTTAATGGCATTACCCCAGACGGAAGGGTTTTCGGGCAGGCTGGATCTCCGGGCTCCCCCACTTCTTCGGTTGGCGGATCTAGGCAGGTTCCGATGGAAGCAGGGCCGGCTGGAGGGCCAAATCCGGGTAATGGGACATCGCTATGACCCTTAATCAAGCGTTTGGTACTGGAAACGTAACGGCAACCACAGTTAGTGGTGTCACAAAAGTGACATTCAAAAAATCTCTTTTTGACGAAATATCAACAGCGGAAGCAAACGCTACAACAGGAGATATCCGCAAGGTTGTCTACGGAATGGTCAAAGGGCTGATCGGAATCGTTAACTCAGAAAGAGCAAAAGACACAACCCTGACAAGCGTGGTTCCCTCTGAAACATACCAAAACCTATATCCATCGGACGATACGCAGTACTCAGGACAAATGGTGTTTGCAGTTGCGCCTATTGTTAACGACGTAAAGGACGAGCCTTAATATGCCTTTCAATCAAGCCCCAAATAGCTGGCTTACGGGGTACACCTTCACCAGCAACGAAATCTCTTTTAGCCTCTCTGGTGACTACACGACAGAATGCCAAGATGCGATGGGCTTAATTTTTAGAGTCACGGACGAGATTCTTAAGAAATATACCGCCAAGGCATCTGCCGACAAACCAGTTCAATGGGAATCGACATCAGTTATTAATCAGCCAGTTCAAGGAAGCCCAAACTCGCTCAAGACTATCACGAACAAGTTTGTATTAGATGCAGAGCTATTTGCTGGGTTGGCCACGCCCTCTCTCGAGGTAACAATATCTACCCCTGACATGGTTTATACTGGTTTTGCCTACGGGGCTGTTTCTCATACAGCACCAAGCGGAAGCTCCGTGACCATAACCTATAGCGCGGATGGTGGTCAGACATTCTCAGGCACAGCCCCTACTGAGAGGGGATCTTATATTGCTAGAATCGTAGCAACAAAAGATGGGAGGTCTGGAACGGCAAGGTCAGGCTTTTCAATACTTAAATCAACACCAGCGGTAACTGCTGGAACTGATATTACGCTCGAATACTCGTCTGGAACGATCAACACAAACTTCTATAGCGACGCAGACTTCACTTCGATTACCTCATCGAACCCAGCAGTAGTGTCGGTTGTCTCCTTTACTGCTGGAGGAGAAGTCGTACTTCAAAAGAACGGAGTTGGGCAAGCGGACATCACCGCCTCAACAGAGGAAACATCTGAATACTACTCAGCCGAGGGAAGTAAGGCAGTTATTCTGACAACTAAGGAAGCCACGATAACCGCCCCAACAACCCTAGCTATTTCAGTAGCAAACGGGCTATCTCAAAACTTCACTTTCACAACAAACTTCACGCTTACAGCACAAAGATACGCCTTGATGGAATTCGAATCGAGTAATGAGGATGTTGCCACAATCAGTAAGGGCAATTCCTATCCACCGACAATAGAAATTGTTGCTGGTGGTACGTTTACTATTACATCCCGTTTCCCGGGAGACTCAGAATACGGAGAGGCCACAAGAGCGACAGCTGTAACTGTCACTGGGGCAACTCCAGTACAGACAGTAACTATAGTAAAAGGACCTTCTCAAGCTTTATTCAGCGGAGACGATGGTATTGTAATAACACCGCCAGCGAGTCCAGCAACGAGCCCTTGGGAATCTGGCAAGCTTTGGACGCTTAGGATTGGATTAGATTCAGATGATAACGGGGAGATTGATGGATCGATACCAACCCTTCCATACGTTTTCACGATAACAATTGCCAATACTCAGGGACAGCAAGGCACAAGTGGAGCTCTTTCAACAAGCTTCACAAACTACGCCCCTAACAATTGGATATCTTTCTCCGCTTCTGGAAACACGATTACCGGAACAATATCAAGCTTCCCAACTACCGCCAATAACGGAGAGGTTTCCGGATGCTCCCTATTCACATCGAAGGCGGCGGCTGATGGCGTTCTGGCGTGGCAAGGGCAATTTGATATTAATGTCTTTAAAGAAGGGCCAAGCTACAAGGTAATGCAGAGCGGGCTGTTTGGTACGATGGACAATAATCTAGTCGTACTGAATGGATCAAGTGTGACGCTAAACGCAAATGACGAATACACCTCGGATTGGAATGCCGACTCTCCGCATGTTGCAAAAATTAGAATTGTTCCTCAGAACGGAGCGGTTTCCGCGGGGATCACGGCATCATGGTCTGGTGCGCCATCTTGGAATCCCGAATATAGTATTACATTCTCTGATGGATCAGTATCCAAACAGATAACCGCGAATGCGGATTACATAATTAATATTATTAAGGGTGGGGCTACCACGCTCAATATTGCGGTCGGAAGCTCTACAATTCGAAGCGTTGTATTTACAATCCAGAAAATTACTCCAGTTCTATCACTTAGTACTGTAGTAGATAGTGCGTGCTGTGATTCTTCCTGTGGGCAGGTTGGCATTATTGTCGGCCCCACCACACGAGGGGCCGATTATAATGCCGATCCAGCAGCATATATCACTCTAGAAACTCAACCTGCAAACATTGGCTGGTCTAGCCCCGGACAATCTCGCGTATCAAGGGCGATAGTGAATGGAGGGATTGCGAGCATAGCCGCACCCACACAGTTAAATGATGGAAAATTAAAGTACATAATAACGCCAACTGGAGGTGTTAATTCTAGGGGCGATACTTCGATGAATTTTACTCTTGCGGAAACAGATAGATTCGCATCAGCAAGCGTCCAAGTGACACTCTCTGCAAGAGCAGGCACGCCGCGAATTACTTCCCAAACAATAGTCGGGTACTCTGGACCTGCATTTCAAAATTACGGCCAGTCAACGACGGGAGACTTTTACGCAGGCGTGTTTTCATCGCGACAAGAAATACCGATTACTTTTCAAGCGCTAGACTGCAATTCCGGATTAGGCTTTTTCAACAGATCCGATTGGAATCCGCCGCTGATAATACTTGCAAGAACCAACTATCCATTTCTAGTCACATGGGACCCTGATGTTGGCGGAGGTACTGGACCCAAGAGACTTATTGGCGCTGCTGGTGGATCAGAAAACCCCGGCTTCGGCAACTCAGATGGGCTTTTCGGATTAGGCGGAATAATCTTTAATAAAAATGGGTCAAACTGGAATTACTTCAAGGTTATACCGGACAAGCATGTGTCTGCATGGATTTATGGAGGGGCACCTGGTTCGACTCTAAGTGGGGTACCATACGCTACGTCTAATAATGTTAACACCGCAATGTACGATTATACTTTTTACAACCCGACCATCGGGTCTGGAGAAAACGACAACTTTAAAGGGGTAAGGGCATATCCAAACGCACAAAGCAAACCTTACTGGACGGGCTTCGAAAACGGAAGCCCCCGGCTATATCATGCTACTGGTTACGGGCAACTTGGAGAAGGCACGTTCGGCATGGATCGAGTATGGACGAATGCACCGGGCACATTTGGTCCTGCTTATTTCGCCAGAGAAACCAACGGGATAGCGGCAACTAACCTTGGCTACTACATATCAAATTATGTAAAACTCAACAGAGGAGTAACGCCTACAGACACCTATATTCCCTCGGGCGGTGCTTTCCTCCCAAGTCCCCTATCGCCATCGCGCGGAGAACAGGTCTTCGCGGGAGCTACAGCTGTATCTTCTTGGCGGAATTTCTTTAATGTTGGTAATACGCCTACAGTAGACACCTCAAAGACTCAGCTTAGCTTTGCTGTGTACACAGCTCCCACCCTTCCGTTCAGGGATGGGTATGTAGGAGATTATTACAGTATGCCCGGGAGTCCTGTAACGCTCGCGTATGGTACTGATTTTTTCACTGGTGAGGAGGCGGGTTGGGGAGAATTCTTCTCAGAGACCCCAACAATACAGGCATACAAGATTGGCGAATACATAGAATGAACAAGAGCTCCATGGTGGGATCGGTCAGCGCAAATGACATTAGCGCATTGGGCGTAAGCCCGGCCAAGTCATACGGGCATGTTGCTGGAACACCCGCAAGATTCTTTGGGGCTGGTATTATTAAGCTTCCAAAGCTGGATGATGAGCACCCCTTCCGTGTTGCCATAAGAAAGAATTCAACAGGCTCATACGAGTTCAAAGCTAGAAAAGGCTTTGTGGACGGGCTGGAGGCAGTTGGCGCAGTTAAAAGCGCATGGACAAGAATATCCCCCCAGAGCCAATCCGCGATTCTGGAGTGTGATGTTGACGGAGACCTGAAGATTACTAAAGCCACAGTTAAGGCCGACACGATCAGAGAGCCTTTCCGTACAACAATATCTAGTGGCAAGCAGACAAAAGCTAGAATCATCCTCTGCCAGTTCGACCAAGACGGAAACGAGATAACTCGAGTGCAAAATGTCCGCACGAACCTCATGGCAAAGCTGGTGTGTCACGAGGGCTATGCGGCCAAGATGTTAATACAAGAACCAATCGAGTAGTGAGCACGACCTTGTATTGGGACGCTCCGTGCATGGCTATTAAGCCAAGCAAGAAGCCGGACGGAATGAATCAAGACTATTGGGATGCGAGAAATAAAGTAGCAATAGACATTCATCAGTTCTTTAAGTGGATCAATAGCGAATGGGATGTTCGGAAAACCATGGGCGGGTATTACAGAACAGGGACTTGTAATGACTTCAAGAATTGTGACCCTGACTGCGAGGGTTCATGTGATTGCTGTAAAAGGTCTGAAAATACAACACACTCATCTACTACCTATGTATCGGTCACGGACGGGTCCTTGGGCAATAATAAAATGAGGAAGAATGATTGCCCTAAAAGTGATGATACTGGTCCTGTCCCAAGATACATAAAAGGAACGTGCAATAATTTCAACACCACTCCAAGCCGGTACGGGAAAATACCAGAAGGAGACTTAAGGAAAAGAAGGTACAACGTGTGCCTTCCAACGGAAGCATTGGGATATTTCCTAACCGTCTACAAGCGAAAGGACGTAGGACCTTTTCCTTACTGTCCGGGGCCGGGCAGTTGCGAAGGAGCGGAGCAACCAAACGCGGAAGACAGAGTGCAAGTGGGGTCAACTAACACGGATAGCAGAACACTAGAAGCATCTACATGTGGTCAATGCGAATGTGATCTCGGCGGTGATGCCGCTGACCCAGAACCCGTAAAGGTACCACTCAAATGCTATTACGGGAGTTGTAGGGCTAGTTTCTTTTCACTTGCATCCATATCCTTTGATGTGGCTGGGTCTTGGTATGATCCAGAAACTAAAAAAGTTCACCCATCAATAAATCTTGGAGGTGAATACCCCGGCTTTGGGTGGCATGGACAGCACCCCAAAGACGGTACTGATAAAGGTCAGTATGGGAAACACACCACAAAAACAACTGTTACAGTAGACGGAGTCAGTATTCCATGTGGCACTTCTTGGAATAAATATGGCTACCAAGGGGACATCACCCTGAGCATCACCTACACACTAAAAGAACGAGCTCTGTAGCCTGTGCGTCGCTAGAGCATAAACTTTTTGCGAGCAACCCCTTGGGGGGCAGAAGTTATGCATGAGCGACAATACTCCGGCGCAAGCCGAGAACACTCCAACAAGCGTCCCAGAGACGCAAAACCCTAAGACTACAGATGTGGCGGCGCTTGATGAGCGC